ACCTTTAAAGGTAGTATACAAGCAGGTAGACTTAACTTGCCTAATCTTAATACAAAATTTTCATGCATGGACAATGGCGATGGTATGCCAAAGGATCGTATTGTAGATTTAGTCAATACACTTGCAGAAACCGGTGAGCAATCTGAGGATGGAAACTTTGGTTATGGTACCAAAGTATCTGCGTATGCTCGAAACAAAGATGGTATACAATATCAGTCTTGGCACCGAGGAGAATCAGAAGGTAGCTATGTAAGAATCCACAAACAAAAAGAAGGATACTACGGCGCAGAACCTTTTGAAGAAACGAATGAACATAGACTTAATTTAGATCTCAATCAAAGACCTGAATTTATTATCAACAACGGAGGCACAGGAACCATTGTTAGTTTACTTGGACAAAAGGTAGAAGACGATACCACCAAGGTGCCGGAAGATTATCTAACCAACAGTTTATTGTGTGGCAGGGGCAGTGATGCGCATTGGCTAGTTGCAAAACTTAACGCAACTTTTTTTACAATTCCTGAGTACATTGAATTAAATTGTAGAGCAGCAGAACACTCCTTTAGAAAAGTTAATGGCCACAAACATCATTTAGATTATTATTCTAAACCTGAAGAGCGTGGCACCATTAATTTAACAGGTGCTAAGTTATATTATTGGATTGTGCAAGAAACTGATGGCAGAAACAAACTAGCGCAAGATACTTCTTTGTGTTTAGTTAAGAGTCATCTTGGATTTATGCACAAACGAGAAATGATTAGATTAGAATATAATCGTGTAGGTATGAAGTGTCCTTTAAAAGAATGGGGACTAACTTTCTCTCATAAAAAGATTGTATTAATTATAGAACCTTTAAACCATACGCCGGATGAAAAGCGTGTTACTTTGTTTGGTCCGGATGGTAGAGAATACAGAGATCTGATTCCTATGTGGCGAGAAGAGTTCCAGGAAAAAATGCCTAAGTGTATTTATGATTTAGAACAAAAATTAATGAAAGAAAACACTGACAAAGAAATGGATCTAACTTCTTTGTTTAGAAAAATATCTAAGGACTTAAAACAATTCTTAGAGATGGACTCAGGTGAGCTTCAAAACCAGGTAGACTTACCATTGATGGTAGGCGGCGATCAGATTAACTCTGGTCGGAGAAAGTCAAGTGATGAAGGTGAGGATGGTGCTTTACTTAAAGAATCTTTTGGTAAGAATCCTTATCGAGCTAGTATTATTGGAGAAGATAATAAAAGAAGAGTTAAAACTTCTCAATTAAATATGTGCCCAAAGGTTCATCGTCGTAATGATATGGATGAGTATGAATTAGATTATGACTACAATAGCAATGAGTTATCATTTAATTTAAATCTTAAAATTATTGATGAGTATGTACAAACTATTAAACCTACTAAACTACAAATGGATTTAGTAAGAGATCTTGTAATTAATGACATGATACAAAGTCTAGTTACTAGAATTGCTTACATTCGTGGACGAAGTATGGGCCTATCGGAGGATGATAAAAAAGAATGTTTAAGTGGTAATAGTTTATTGATGTCTCTACAAGATAAGTTTAACATCGTTGAACGAATCAAATCACAGATGAATACTTTTAACAGACAAGACAAAGCTAAACCTGTTTGGGAAGGTATTGAAAACCAACAACCACAACTGGCCTTATAGTATGAAAAGAAATAATAGTTATAGATATCCCAAGACTCAACGTGAAAAGGTTAATGGTCTTCGGCACTATGTCTTTGATAAGGAGAAGCTGCCGTCTGTTACTACTATCCTGGACCAAACTCAACCACCCGAGAAACGCGAAGCGTTGTTAAGGTGGCGCCAATCGAAAGGCGAGGAGGAAGCGACGCGGATCGTGGATGAGTCTGCTGCACGAGGGACCGCGATGCACAAGATTCTTGAAATGTATGTCCTNGAGCAAGGTTATCTAGATGAAACTAATGTAGGTAAACAAGCTCACAACATGGCCTTACAAGTTATTAATGGTGGTCTAAGTAATGTTACAGAGTATTATGGTACAGAGTGTACTTTGTACTACCCAGGTTTGTACGCAGGCCAAACAGATTTAGTTGGAATCCACAAAGGTGAGGATGCCATCATAGATTTTAAACAAACTAACAAACCAAAAAAGAGAGAATGGATTGAAGATTATTGTCTCCAGTTAGCTGCATATGCCATGGCACATAACATACTATTTAAAACAAAAATAAGTAAAGGTGTGATTATGATGTGCAGCAAAGACAATTATTATCAAGAGTTTGTTATTGAGGGGAAAGAGTTCCAATCATACAAACATAACTTTTTAAGGAGGGTTGATGAGTACTATAAAGGAAGATCAAAGACGACTGGATAACATAGCCAACATGTATAATAAAACAAGTGGTGACATGAAAGAGATATGGAAGAAAAAATGGTATGAATTAATAAAAGTAATAGGGAGGAAATTAGATGAGAGTCAGAGACTTACAACAGATTCTAGGAAAGTTCACTGATGGTGAGAAGGGCACCAATATATCTGATTGCCCAATATATATTGAAACCAAAGATGGATATATGGAAGAAGTTAGATTTATAGCATTAGAAAAAAATAAAATTATTGGTTCACCAGAACCAGCAAGAATAGTTTTAAAACATGAAAACTTACAAAGGTTTAGGTCACGTACATATACAGGACCTAAAAAGAATCATGGTGTCTAATGAATCCCTAGGGAGTGGGGTGGAAGCGAGAGTGGAAACCCCATGCATATAGAGCTAGTAAAATATCCTGATGTATTTTTACGTAGTGAGTCTCATCCAGTGAAGTTCCCACTAGATGATAAAACCAAAAGACTTATTCTTTGGATGACTCGGGCTATGTATCAGCATCATGGTATTGGACTAGCTGCTATTCAGGTTGGATATCAATTAAGAATGTTCGTAATGGACTGCTCTCGCAGCAGGACCAATGATAAAGTGTATATAAATCCAGAAATTGTAGAGAAATCTGATGAAACATTACGTGATTCTGAAGGTTGTTTATCAGCTCCAGGCAAGCAAGGAGATGTAAAAAGACACCTTAGAATTATTCTAAAGTATCAAGATAAAGATGGAAAGGAGGAGAAAAAAACATTTTACAATCTAGAAGCAAGATGCATTCAACATGAAATGGATCATTTAGAGGGTAGATTGTGCATAGATTATGAAAAAGGTGAGTATAATAGGGACAAAAATAAGTCCGAAACAGTGGTCGAATCTGATTTTAGAGCTAAATCTGATTCGTAAACAATGGAAACCATATGCTAAATTTGAAATACAAGGCACAGGAGTCAAGAAAATTATTAAAAATGGCACAAATGTGTTCAAAATTACATAGTGTGCCAGTGTATAGGGGAATTTTAGAGCAAATTTTTTTTTCTGTGATAAAAAAAATCCTCTGGCACAGTTGGCACAGGCTAAAATTGAGCTATTATCGTTGGTATTCCTTGCTAATAGGTGTGCCAAGGGTATTGGCACAGCATGGCACAGTCCTCTACTCGGCGCGCGCGACCTTTTTTATTTTTTTGAAAACTTTTTTGCCCAAAATTTCCACTATACAGTATATAAGATAACATGAGACGTCCTAAAAAATCTAAATATAAATCTGTTGTTATTAACAAGAAGAGATATTATTATTATAAAATTACTTGGATTGATCCGACTGGTGACTCAGGGCATGCTACGGCCCATGATTCGTTAGGTTTGGTTCCTTCCACAATGATAACTCATGCGTATGTGTTTTTTAAAAATAAAAAATACCTTTGGACTTTTGCTAGCTACGAAGAGAATGATGAGTTATTTTCTGACAGAAATGTATTTCCGTTAGGATGTGTAACTAAAATGGAGAAAATAAGTGAGCGATAAAAAATTTAGATTTGATGGCAGATCAAGAATTGTAAACGATTTATACAAAGAAAACTTTAACAGAATCTTTAATCCTACATTGACAAAGAATATGCCCAATGTAAAATGGGACCAACTTCCGCCAAGGAAGGGTCCAAACTCACAAGGAGTAGATTATGGAACTGATAAGAAAAATAAGAAATAATGCGTTAAGAATTTGGCAAAAATTTAACAACGTATTTAATGGGAGCCACGGGATTATTTTAATTCTGATTCTTTTGGCTCTGTTGATGGCGTAACATCTTTAATATCTTCCTCGTACATTTGATCTAGTTTATCCTGTAATTCTTCAGGAGATAACTTACTAAGATCTACGTTCGCGTTGATATTAACTTGCCTATCGATATATAATCCTCCGACCTGGCCACGATTCTTTTCGGCGGTCACGGCGGGGGATAATTGTTTTAATTTTCTTGCTTCATCTCTTAATCTTGCCATCTCTTGCAAATGATTTTGATAACTGATGCCATATTTTTCTTGGGCTTCTTGTCGTAATTCTTTTATATATGCTGCTACCAATGGATAAATTTTTGGATTTTTTAATTCTGATGCTGCTTGTCTTGGTCTTGTTTTATATCCTGACTCAAATGCACACTCAGCCGGACTTTTACGACCTGCTTCATATACTAACAGCGTAGCAAACTTCTTTTGATTCTCAGTTAATGTAGGTTTTTTAGGCATGATTGACTTTTATATTACGTACGATTATAAGTCAACATTGAGTACGATGTACTATGAAACCCGAGTCAAAATTTTGGAACTTAGTTAAGAAGAATACACCTAAAATACAGTGGACAAGACTGGAATCTTGGGCATCCTTTGGTGTACCGGATCTGTTGGGATATAATGATTCTTGTGGTTTTTTCATGGTTGAGCTCAAGGTGATTCATGGCAACAAAGTGCACTTCTCACCGCATCAAAAATTATTTCATCTAACTCGTATAAAGCGTAACTTTATACTCGTTCACGAACCTTCCCTCAAATGTATAAAGCTATTTAAAAGCACCGCGCTCCCCGGTCTGCTCGTAGACCACCGCGAAACACCTTCCCTCGCAATGAATGATTGGGAACACATTCAGCGCTTGTTGCTTGAGTCCTGCTCGGACGCTTGAGCGCTTGCTTGCTCGCTCCCCTGCTCGCGGCTCGCGGGCCCACCCACCCGCCGTGCTTGCTCGCTCGCTCGCTTGTCAGCTTGTTCCTTCTCAAACTGCTTGCGAATCTTCGCCAGCGCTGCGTAATATTTTGGGTGATGCCACATTAGAATCATTCTAAACTAATTCCGGATCCAACCAACTAGAATAAATTCTAGGCCGTATTCGGGTACGATGCTCCCCTAGATTGGATCCGGAATTAGTGAGCAAGATAAGCAACATTTTTTACTTTCTTATCCCAACACGCTCGACAGTCCTTGCATTCATTATCTTGCTGCGGAGCTGGGC